GTGGCCCGGGGCCAGAACATGACGCTGGGGCTCTGACATGTCGACCATCATCATGTCGCAGTGCTGGCCGCTGCAGGGCCTGAGCGTCACGCAGAAGGCTGTGTTGATCTCGCTGGCTGACCAAGCCAACGACGACGGCGTGTGCTGGCCGGCGGTGGGCACCATCGCCGCGCGCTGCTGCATGTCGCCGCGCGCTGTCCGCACCGCCATGGATCATCTGGAAGTCGTGGGCCTACTGACCCGCGATCGCAGGTTCAACAGCAGCACTGTCTACAACGTCACCCCGGCCAAGTTCGACAAGGCCGCAGCGCCATCGAAGGGCACTCGCAAGACCGGAAAAGCCGGTACTGCATCGGGCGCAGGTGCTGCGCCCCGTGCAGGGGGCGCGCCCGATGCAGGTGGGGATGCGCCCCGTGCAGGTGGGGATGCAGCGGGCGCAGGTCTGGAGGTGCGCCCCGTGCCGCCTAACCATCATATAACCACCAATGAACCGTCAGAAGAACCGTCATCTCCGGCGGGCCTGTCGGCCGCGCCGCCGGTGGTGGATCCGGAAACGGAGTTGCAGGCCGCATGCAGGGCGACATGGGCGGCATACGCCAGCGCCTACCGCATCCGCCATGGCGTGGCACCGGTCCGCAACGCGAAGGTCAACGCCAACGTGAAGCAGCTGGTGCAGCGGCTCGGGCATGCCGAAGCACCGGCCGTCGCCGGGTGGTTCCTGACCGTCAACGAGCGCTACGTGGTGCAGAACATGCACGACCTGGGCTCGCTGCTGTCGAAGTGCGAGGCCTACCGCACGCAGTGGGTCACCGGCAGGCAGATGACCGCGACCGGCGCCCAGCAGCAGGACCAGACCCAGAGCAACGCCAACGCCGCAGACGAGGCCAAGGCCAAGCTGCGCCAGCTGAGGGGGGCGACCAATGCTCACTGACGCCGAGCAGGATCAGCTGGTGGACATGCTGGCCTCTACTGCCGAGGTCATGGGCGAGAAGATCAGCCCGAACGCGGCGACGTACATGGTGCTGGATCTGGCCACCTATCCGCTGCGTGTGCTGGCTGAGGCGCTGACCGCCTGCCGCCGCGAGGTAAAGGGCCGGCTGAGCCTGGCCGCGATCATGGAGCGCATTGACGACGGGCACCCGGCACCGAACGAAGCGTGGGCTGTGGCGATCCGGGCCGCTGACGAGGCGGTGACCGTGGTGTGGACCGAGCAGACCAGGGACGCATGGACGGCATCGCTGCCGCTGGTCGAGGAGGGCGACAAGATCGCGGCGCGGCAGGCGTTTCTGGAGGTGTACGCCCGGTTGGTGAAGAGCGCGCGCGCTGTGGGTGGCTGCGCCGTCTATCAGCCGTCGCTGGGCCATGACGCGAGTGCCCGCGCCGCAGCGCTGCAGCTCGCGGTGGATGCTGGCCGCTTGGCGCACGAGCAGGTAGCCGATCACCTGGCGCTGCCGCCGGCCACACCTGCGTTCAATCCGCTTGCCCTGCTGGCTGGCCGGGTGGAGGCGAGCCCAGAAGCGAACGAGCGCACCCGGAAGCACCTGGCCGAAATCGCCGAGTTGTTCGGCCCCGCTCAGGACGCAGCGGCATGAGGCAGGACTACGTCGAACTGGAGGTGCGCCCTGTGTCCGAGCCGGTGGCGGTCGCCGGCTGGTATCTGGCCTATGGCTACGGGATCAAGCCGCTGGTGCTGTACGCCACCCGTGGGGCGACCGTTTGGCGCGATGGTTGCCGGCAGATCCCGATCACCCGGTATGCCGGGCCGCTTCCGGAACTGCGCTGATGTGGTCGAACGCACCGCCGCCGACAAAGGAAGAGGCCGCCCGCATCGAACTGGCCAAAGAGGGGCCCTGTATGGCCTGCCTTGTTCGCTATTCGCAAGGCCTCATGGCGAAAAAGCACGTCACGTACGGCTGCGAGTACAACCACGCCAAGTCGGGAAACATCCGACGCGGTCATTTCTTCGGCTATGCGCTGTGCCAGTGGCATCACCAGCGCTACCGCAGAGAACACATGACGCAGAAGCAAATGGTGGCCCGCTGGGGCCCACCCCTGCATTGGTCCAAGAGATTCCACGAGGCGTTCGGATCGGATGACGAACTGATCGCACAGCAGACCTACATCAACGAACTGAGGGCGGCAGCATGAAGACAACGAAGAAACCGGCACCGAGGTTGAACCCTCAGATCGCGCCCAGGGAGCGGCGGATGGACCACAACACGGTGTCCCGTCCCAAGCGAAGGAAGCCGGGGACGATCGCTGCTTGCCGAGTCGAGACGGTGGAGCAGTTCGAGGCCCGTGGCGGCCGGGTGCAGCGCCTTCCGGCCACCTGGGAGCAGGCAGCATGAGTGCGCTCGAGTTCACGGCGCGAAGCCTGTTGTGCGACGCCATGAGGCTGCCACCGGACGGCGTTACTGCCGAGCTGATGATGGATCTCTCAATCCCACAGCTGGGCATCGTGCCGACCGCCGCCGCTCTCGGTGCGATCCGCACTGCCTTGGTCACGCACTGGAAACCGATTGCCGAGGCACCGCAGGACGGCCAACGGCTGATGCTGTGGGACTCGGTGAGCAAGCGGGTGGTGTTCGGCAGCTGGCGCGGTGACAACCCGGCGATCACGCACTATGCGACCGAGCCGGCTGGCCCAGAGGTGCTGTGATGCAGATCGATACCTTCGGTGCGTACGTAAGGGGAGAACTGGAGCACTGGGGCAGGGAGTGCGCGCTGCATCGCGATAGCGGTCTCCCAGGAAACAACGCGCAGAGCGTGTTGGCGGTGTTGATCGATTACCAAGGGGACATTCCTTGTCGCGCGCAAGGCATTAAGCCCATGGAAACCGACATCCGTGCGCAGCGCATTGAGGACTTGGTGAACGTGATCGCCAAGGACAACGTGGCGATGGCCTGCACGCTTCGTGCGTACTACTGCGGGCGAGGTCGCAAAAAAGTGGAGCGATTCGATGTGGCGCTGCAACTGCTGGAGAGGGCGGGCGAGCGCGCGCTGCACGTCAAGGCGTATCTGGATCTTGTTCGGCGGGGCGAGGACCGTATGCATGGGATGCTGGTCGGGCTGCAAATTGCCGCCTGACGCGCGCGCGATACCTCTTGACAGGTGGCACCTGCAAGGGGTGTAATTGCGGCACGATGACATAGAAGCCCTTGGCGCCAGCTGGGGGCTTTCGCGTTAAGGGGCTCGAATTCATGTTTGCCAATGAAACATGAATGTGGAACGATAGTTCCATAGGGACAGGGAGAGGTCGGATGGGCTACTACGGTCCACGTACAAGGCACGAGTATTGGCCGTCAGTCGGGCGGCTTATTGGTCATTTGATCGGCACGGTGATCATTTTTGGTGTGTTCTTCACACTTGGCTGGTTACTTTCCGTACTGCTTCATCTGCTTCATTCGTGGCATCCTTTCCCTGACGAGATTTTTCAGTTCATCACGAAGATCGAACTTTGGGTGATCTACGCTGACTTTGGCCTGTGTCTAATTGTCTTGGTAGCAGGCGGTTATAGGTTCGTGCGGGAAGTGATAGGAGCAAACCGATGAGCAGGATAGTCAATCCAATTTATGAGGGCTTCCACGATAGCGTTCATTTTGCGGTTGAGGTGGTCGCCGCGTTCATTGTTGGCGCAGGACGCACCATCGCGCGGCTAGTGAGCGCGTTTGCTGCTCACTAACCTCCGTTAGTTAAATTCGTTCCAGAGAGCCCTCGGCGAAAGCCGGGGGCTTTTTCTTTGCTCGCTTCCAGACCGGATCGATCCTTCTGCCCTCGCGGCAGCGGCAGCGGGCGCCTCAAGCAGAGACAGCGATGGCACAGATCACTCCCCAACAGGCTGGAGGCGTGAACGCCGCGGCCTTCCTCGACATGCTGGCGTGGTCCGAAGGGACCGACAACGGCAAGCAACCGACCAAAGACCGTGGCTATGACGTGATCGTCGGTGGCCAGTGCTTCAGGGGCTACGCCGACCATCCGCGAGTCCTGGTGCCTCTGCCGAAGCTGGGTATCCAGTCCACCGCCGCAGGCCGCTACCAGCTGTTGCGCCGCTACTACGACGCCTACCGGAAGACGCTGGGCCTGAAGGACTTCTCGCCCCTGAGCCAGGATCTGATCGCACTCCAGCAGATCCGCGAGCGTCGCGCGATGCCGCTGATCCAAGCCGGCAAGATCGAGGATGCCATTGCTCGTGTACGGAACATCTGGGCGAGTCTGCCGGGCGCGGGCTACGGCCAGCCCGAACACAAGCTCTCCGACCTGTTGGCCGTATACCGCAAGGCCGGCGGAACGGTGGCTTCGTGAGCGGGGTCGATGTGGATTGGCAAGCTATCGGCACGGCCGTTGGCGGCCTGATGGTGGGCGCCGGCGGCGTAGCGCTGTGGTGGCGCAAGCAGTTCGTAGAGACCGCCAGAGAAGGGGCCGAGGTCAACGTGATCCAGCTGATGCGCGAAGAAGTGACCCGCCTTGGCGAACGGGTTGGGCGGATGGAAGCCAGGGAGCTGCGCTTGATCCGCCACATCTACCGGCTTGAGGGGTTGATGCGCGCGGCTGGCTTGGAGCCGCCGCCGTTTGACCCGGACAGCGACACGATCAGGCCAGGAGGTTCCGAGTGAGTAGGATCGCCATCGCGGTCGCCGGCTTCGCGCTGTGGTCCGGTGCCATGTTCGGTGCTGGCTGGGCTTGGCGCGGCGACCGATCTGAGGGTGTAGCCGCCAACCAACGTGCGGCCGGCGCTGAGGCAGTCGCCGACCAGGTGAATAAGACCCGCGCCACCGAGCAGAGCAAAGCCCTGCAGCTGGCCGACATTGGAGCCAAGCATGAAGAAGACCGGACTGCGGCTGAGGCCGTCCCTGCTGCTGTTGTGGCTGGCCTGCGCAGCGGCAATCTCCGCCTGCGCGACGACCTTGCCACCTGCCACACCGCTCGCCTGTCCGAAGCTGCCGCCGGCGCCGTCGAACGTGATGCGCGCGCCGAACTACGTCCAGAGGTTGTCGGAGCTGCTGTTCGAATCGTCACCGACGCCGAAGACCATGTCCGAGCCAGCCAAGCGGTGATCGCTGCTGACCGGCAGCCGGTGACGCGATGAACGGCCGGATGCTGGCGCTGGGCCGGTTGAAGGCCGGCGAGATGAACAAGACCGAGGCGGCGTATGCCTCGCGGCTGAGCGCGTTGCAGGCTGCCGGCGAAATCCAATGGCACCGCTTCGAGGGCCTGAAGCTGCGCCTGGCGGACAACACGTTCTACACCCCGGACTTTGCGGTCATGGCAGCCGACGGCGTCATGGAGTGCCACGAGGTGAAGGGCTATTGGCAGGACGATGCAAGGGCCAAGATCAAGATCGCCGCGTCCATGTATCCGTTCCGCTTCATCGCGGTGAAGGTCAAGGCCAAGCGGGACGGCGGCGGCTGGGCAGTGGAGGAGTTCTGATGGCTGGAGCAGTGACGGCTACCGTCCGCATGCGCTGGTGGCTGCGGTGCTACTTGGCCGCGGTGGTGTGGTTTGCCAGGACGACGGGCATGGAACCGGACTGGGATCGGGTCGAGCGGTGGATACGCCGCGGCTTGGTACTGCGAACGACGAGGGTTGCTGATGGACGTTCCACGGATTGAAGAGGTTGCGGCAGCACTGGCCGCTGAGCAGGCTTCGCGCGCTGCAGCAGTCGCCGCCTTGGCTGCGCGCATCGATGGCAGCATAGACGCTCGCATTGACCGACTGGTCGGGATCATGGAGCAGCAGGGCAAGCAGCTCGCCGAACTGGTGACGCATGTCGGCATGTTGGTGCAGGCGGTCGCCCTCCTGTTGGGCGAGGAGGCTGGTGCGCCAGTGCAGGACGAAAGCGCCGAGCCCGAGCGTGCCGACCTGGATGGGAACCCGTACTGATGGCAGCAACGTCCACCCAACGTCGTAGCAGGACACGACAGACCGGCGGCAGTGCCTTCGCCCACCTGTACGGCACCGCGCGCTGGCAACGCACGCGCAAGGCGCAATTGGAACGTGAGCCGCTTTGCAGCAAGTGCAAGGCGCGAGGTCACGTCACGGTGGCGACAGTGTGCAACCACACCAACGGGCATCCGGCCGGAGAGACCGAGGAAATGTTCTGGAATGGTCCCTTCGATAGCCAGTGCGCCAACTGCCACAGCAGCGATCAGGCGCGCATTGAGCGTGGTTCTGCCCAGATCCGAGGGTGCGACGGCGACGGCTGGCCGATTGGTATCTAGCGTGTTTCACGAAAATGTTCCACGAGGGGGGGCAAATTTATGAAGGTGGTCGGCTCCTAGACCGACCGCCCCCCCAAACGCGCGTATCCACAATTCGTCGGACGACCCCCCGACGTTCTCAAAACCCCTTGATATCACTGCATTTCCAGAGGAATTCATGGCAAGGCCTCGACTGCCCGTCGCAAAAGCTGCGACAAGCGGCGCCGCCATCAAGAACCCGGGCCGACACGCCGGCAGGAAGCGCCCGACCGGCGTTCGCGCCTTGGGTGACCCCTACAAGACGATGACGGCCGGCGAGAAGCGCGCGTGGAAGGAGTTCGCCGCAGAGATGCCCTGGCTCAACGCAAGCCACCGCGTGCTGCTGCGCCTGGCTTGCCTCTGGACCGCTCGCATGGAAGACCCGAAAGCCGAATTCGGCGTGTCAGCAACCCAGGCGCTCAGCTCGATCTTGTCGAAGCTGGGTGCCACTCCTGTGGATGAATCGAAGGTTTCGCATGGCGGTGACGACGAAGACGCGGGCGAAGAATTCTTCGCCGGCGCAGGTTCCGGCCGATCGCACTAAGGCATATGCGCTGGACGTGGTAGCTGGCCGCATTGTTGCCGGGCCACATGTACGCAATGCCTGCCGTCGCCACCTCCAGGATCTAATCCAAGGCCCCGAACGGGGCCTCTTCTTTGACCACGAAGCTGCCGATTACGCGTTCCGGTACTTCGAGAACGTGCTGATGCTGTCGGAGGGCCAGTTCGAGGGCCGGAAGTTCGAGCTGCACCCGTCGCAGGCGTTCATCATCGGCTCGCTGTTTGGCTGGAAAGGGCCGGATGGTCTGCGCCGCTTCCGCCGCGCGTACATCGAACAGGGCAAGGGCAACGGAAAAAGCCCGCTTGCCGGTGGGCTCGGCCTTTTGGGGATGACGGCAGCGGGGGAGGCCGGCGCGCAAATCTACGCGGCGGCGGCCAAGAAGGACCAGGCGGGCATTCTGTTCGCCGACGCCGTGAAGATGGTCAAGAAGTCGCCGCTGCTGGCCAAGCGAGTGGACTTCGCTGGCGGCGAGGGCCGGGAATTCAGCATGGCGCACCACGCCAGCGCGAGTTTTTTCCGGCCTGTGTCCCGCGACACGGGGCGTACCGGCTCTGGTCCGCGGCCGTACTTCGTGCTGGTCGATGAGGTGCATGAGCTTCCCGACCGGCGGATCATCGAAATGTTGGAGCGCGGGTTCAAGTTCCGCCGCGAGCCGCTGCTTTTCATGATCACCAACTCCGGCAGCGACCGGACCTCGGTCTGCTGGGAAGAGCACGAACATGCGGTGAAGGTTGCCGCCGGCCACACCGAAGCGGTCAACGATCCGACCTTCATTGGCGATGTGATCGATGACCGCACCTTCAGCTACGTGTGCAGCTTGGACGACGGCGACGACCCGCTCGAGGACCCCAGCTGCTGGGCGAAGGCCAATCCCCTGTTGGGGGTAACGATCACCGAGCAGTACCTGGCGGACGTGGTGGCGCAAGCCAAAGCCATTCCCGGGTCGCTGAACGGCATTCTTCGGCTGCACTTCTGCGTGTGGACCGATGCGGAGACCGCTTGGATGACACGCCCGACACTGGAACCGGCCCTGGCCGACTTCGACCCGCACGTGCATGCGGGGCGCAAGGTCTACCTCGGCCTCGATCTGTCCCAGGTGCGGGATATCACCGCGATGGCGGCGGTGGTTGAGACCGGCACTGTGCCGGTGGAGGTCGAGGTCGAGGGCGAGAAGCTCATCATCGAGAAGCCGACATTCGACGCCTGGATCGAGGCGTGGACACCCGGCGACACGCTGGACGCGCGGCAGCTGCAGGACAAGCTTCCGTACCGCGCGTGGGTCAACGGTGGGTTCCTGCACGCGCCGCAGGGTCAGGCGATCAACTTCCGGCATGTGGCGCAGGTCATGGCCGAGTACGACAACCGGTACGACGTGCAGTTGGTTGCATACGACCGTTACGCGTTCCGCCGGTTCGAGGAGGAAGTCAACGACATTGGTTTGTCGGTGACCTTCGCCGAACACCCGCAGGGCGGCTGCAAGAAGGGCAAGCCACTGGAGGCAGCGGTAGAGGCTGCCGAGCAGTCGGGCCAGCCAGCTCCGGAGGGCATGTGGATGCCCGGATCACTGCGGTTGCTGGAGGAAGCGCTGCTGGAAGGGCGCCTGAGCCTGCGTCGGAACCCAGTGTTGGTGTCCGCAATCATGTCCGCCGTCATCGAATCGGACCGCTGGGGCAACAGCTGGCTGTCGAAGGCGAGGTCGGCAAACAAGATCGACGCCGCGGTGGCCCTCTGCATGGCCATCGGCGCGGCACACGCCATGCCGCAGGACTCCGGCGGCATTGATGACTACTTGGAAAACGGCTTCTTTGGACTGATCGGATGACAACTTTTCGCTGGTACAACCCGATGAGCTGGCGGTTCTTCGGCTATGACGACCCCGCCACGGGGAACTACGTCGAGGTCGACCTCTCCGTCGGTGGGAAGGGCACGAAGGCCGGTGTTCGCGTAACCCAGAAGAGCGCCCTTACGGTCAGCATCGTCTGGTCATGCGTGAAGGTGCTCTCCGAGTCCGCTGCCGGCCTGCCTTGGAAGCTGTACGAGGACAAAGGCGGTCTGCGAGCGCTTGTAAGGGGTGGCAGCGCCCAGCGGCGCCGCCTGCTAAGGCTGCTGGCCAAGCCCAATCCGTACATCAAGTGGTTGGACCTGATCAAAGCGGTCGTGGTGAACATGGCGTTGCGGGGCAACGCTTTCGTCATCATTCGACGCGATGACCAGGGTGAATGGATCGGTCTGATCCCGGTCGCGGTCGACAACGTCCGAATCGACACCGACGACGGCCTGACCTATTGGGCAACGATCAACGGCAGCGAAACGCCGGTATCACCGGAGAACATGCTGCACTTCAAGTTGTTCAGTGCGGACGGCATTGTTGGCCTGTCGCCAGTCGAATACCAGGCGGAAACCATAGGCTTGGCGCGCGCCGCGCAAGATTGGTCAGCCCGCTTCATGCGCAAGGGCGGCTTCACCGGTGGGTACATCATCTACCCGGGCTTCCTGACCAAAGAGCAGCAGGCCCAGATCAAGGCGAAGCTCCCGGATATCCGCCAGGGTGACGTGGATGACCTGGGCAAGATGGCCATCCTTCAGGGCGGACCAACGATCACGCCTGCCGGCCTGACTCAGAAAGACAGCCAGTTCATCGAATCGCAGCAGTTCCAGGAAGAGGCGCTCGCCGGCATCTGGGGCGTTCCGCTCTACCTGACTAACCGCGCCCGCTCCACTTCCGTGCTGGGCTCGAATCTGGAGCAGCAGACCAGCGGCTTTGTGACCTTCGGTCTGAAACCCTACCTCGACGCGATCGAAAGCGAGATCAACGACAAGTTGTTCGCAGATGGCGACATGTTCGTGGAGGCCGTCGTAGAGGGCCTGCTGCGCGCCGACAGCGGAGCCCGCGCCACCTACTACAAGACCGCCTTGGGCGGATCTGGTGGTTCGGGCTGGATGGCGATCAACGAGGTCCGGGTGAAAGAGAACCTGCCTGTGCTGGAGGGCGAGCAATACAACCAGGTCACCCGGTGGACCAGCAACCAACCCGATTCCAGCAACGACGAGCCAACGGGAGATCCCGCTAATGCTTAGCAAGTATTCCTGCCCGTTCGAAGTCAAGGCATCAGATGACGCCGGCAACTTCGAGGGCTATGCCTCGGTGTTCAACAACGTGGATCTCGGCGAGGACCTGATCCTGCCGGGCGCCTTCGTCAAGGTGAAGACCACCCGCACCGGCCGCTTGCGCCTGGCGCTGTATCACGACCTGACCCGCCTGATCGGTGATGCCGAATTCAAGCAGGATGACAACGGCCTGCACATCAAGGGCAAGGTCAACCTCAACGTCAGCTATGCAAAGGACGCATACGAACTGATGAGGGCCGGCACTCTCGATGAAATGTCGGTCGGCTTCAACACGCTGGAAGACGCGATGGAAAACCGCGAAGGACGGCGAGTCCGCGTCATCAAGAAAGCCGAATTGTGGGAAGGGTCGGTTGTCCCCTTCGGTATGAATCCGGAAGCACAGGTGATGAGCGTCAAGTCCGATGTTCGAACCTTCGAATCGGCCCTGCGCGAACGCATGGGGCTGTCCCAGAAAGAGGCGGCGGCCGTCGCCTCGCTCGGCTTTCCCGCGATCCACCGAGACGGTGGCATTGGGGACACGGAGACCGTGCAGCAGCTGAAGCAACTCGGCACATCCATCGAATCCATTTTCAAAGGTATGAACCCATGAGCGAGAACATCACCGATATCCGCGACGGCCTGGAAAAGCAGCTGAAGGACGGCTTTGCCGGCCTGCAGAAGAAGTACGACAGCGCCTCGGCCGAGATCGAGAAGGGCAACCAGGTCACCACCGACCTGAAGAAGCAGATCCAGACCGCCACCGATGAGATCCAGAAGGTGGTGGACAAGGTCCTGAAGCTGGAAGAAAAGGGCATCGGCCTGGGCAATCAGCCCGGCACGAAGAAGGGCTTCATCGACTTCATCAAGGGCAACGATGAGTACAAGTCGCTGCTGGGCCGTGAGAAGGCGGCGGCTGAGATCGAGATCAAGAAGGACGAGCTGGCGTCCATGCAGGAAACCAAGGCCGTCACCAGCGCCGGCATCGTGGTCCCCAACTTCGACCCGACCATCCAGCCGGGTATCCGCCAGGAACTGCGCATCCGCGACCTGATCCCGTCTATCTCCGTCACCGGCCAGAGCTACACCTACTTCCGCGAGAAGCTGCACACCCGCGGCGCCGGCCCGGTCGGCGAGGGCGGCGCCAAGCCGCAGAGCAATGTCACCTTCGAGCAGAAGACCGACCTGGTGAAGAAGCTGGCGGTCTGGATCCCGGTCACCGACGAAGCGCTGGACGACGTGCCGCAGATGTACGGCTACCTGCAGCAGCTGCTGCGCTACGACCTGAAGTTGGAAGAAGAGGTCCAGATCCTGAAGGGCGATGGCCTGGGCAACAATCTGCCGGGCTTGATGACCGACGCCACACTGTTCGATGACGACCTGTCCAAGGCCAGCGACACCTCGATCGACACGGTTCGCCGCGCGATCTACCAGGTGCGCAAGCAGTCGAAGCTGTCGGCCGATGCCACGGTGATGACCGAGCTGGACTGGATGAACATCGAGCTGGAGAAGGACAGCCAGAACCGCTACCTGTTCGCCAACCTGCAGGGCTTCGTGACCCCGATCCTGTGGGGCCGCCCGGTGGTGGCTTCGGACAGCATGGACGAGGGCGATGGCACTACCACCGGCGGCGAGTTCCTGGTGGCCAACTTCCAGCGTGGCGCCACGATCTACGACCGCATGAGCTTCCTGTTCAAGGTCGGCCTGATCAACGACGACTTCGTCAAGAACCAGCGCGTGCTGCTGGTGGAAGAGCGCCTGGGCTTGGCCAAGCGCCGCGTCGAAGCGTTCGTGAAGGGCCGCTTCAAGCCGCAGGCCTAATCGCCGCCAACCACGAGAGAGGCCGGCTATGCGCCGGTCTCTCTCCCGATACCGAGTGACGAAGATGAAAATCAAAGCACTGTGGGGCTTCCGTGGCGATGCCCCGAAGCTCAATTCCCCGTCCGCCGATGTGAAGGCGGGCGATGTTCTGCCGGACGTGGATCCCGAGTACGGTCACGCGCTTGTCGGCAAGGGCCTGGTGGTGCAGTTGCATGAAGGCGCAGCGCCCAAGGAGACGAAGCCGGCCCAGCCGAGTGAATCCAAGGTAGGCGAGGGCGATACCTCGGCGGCGGCGGCTCCGGATGTCCAGGCCGATGCCGTGGTCGACGCTAGCGGCGAGCAGGTGGCCAGTGGCGATGCCACCGCCGCTACCCAGCCGACTGCTGCTGTCGACGCGGGCACCGATGGTGTCGCCGATGCCGGCGGCGCAGATGAAAAGCAGCAGCTGATCCAGCAACTGGAGGCGGCCGGCGTCACCTTCGATCGTCGCTGGGGCGCGCAGCGCCTGGCGGAGGTGCTGGCGGACGCCCAGAAGAGCGGGAAGTCGGCGTAATGGCTATCACCCTCGACCTTCCACTGGTGCGCGAGCAGTGCCGGATCGTTGACGAGATCAGCGACGCGTTGCTGCAGTCATACGTTGACGCTGCCCTGGCCCATGTGCAGATGCACTGCGATCGCACCTTGGTCGAGGGTGACCCTTCCAGCGAGGGCGAAATGGCACTGACGGCCGACGTGCGCCAAGCAGTGTTGCTGATGGTCGGCAACTGGGCGGAAAACCGCAGCGCGGTAGGCGAGTTGACCTCGGAAATCGCGCTCGGCGTGTCCAGGCTTCTTTGGTACAGGAAACGATTCTGATGGCCACTTCAGCAGGGCAGCGCCGCCACCTGATCCGCTTCGAGCGGCCGGTAGACGTACGGGATCCGCTGGGTGGACCGGCCAAGAAGGGGTGGGAGCTCGTCGCCGAAGCGTGGGCGAAGAAGACAAACCAGCTCAGTGCCACGGCAGAGGCGATCGCGGCTGGCGCCGAGCGCTATCGGGAGCAAGTCCGCTGGGACCTGATCCCGCGCCATGTCGAGCCCACTTGGCGCATTGTGGAGCGGGGCAAGCCGTATGCGATCAAGAGCATCGCCCCGAGCAACGATGGTAGCGAGATGGCGATCATCGCCGTAGCGGGGTTAAGCAATGGCTGAGCAGGTATCCATTCACGGCTTGGCCGGCTTGCTGCGATCGCTGAGGGAGGCGCCCCGGGCCGTACAGGGAAGTGCGGTCCGAGCCGGTATGCGCAAGGGCGGCAATGTGATCCGGGACGATGCGAGGCGCCGTGCGCCGAAGGCGTCGGGGTTCTTGGCCAGCCAGATCATCACGCGCCGAGCCAACGCGCAAAACAGGTCCCGCGCTGGCGTGGGCAAGGACGGGGAGTACTTCACCGTTGGGGTGAAGTCTGGCCGCCGACGCAAGTACGCC